GAAAGAAGTTGGGAATTTCTAATCCAAGTTTGAATTTGTCTCCCTTTATAAAGAATTGAATTAAGTCTTCGAAGTAAGGCAGATTCTTACAATTTTCGAGAATCATAATCCACCGGAGTGTCTCCATCTCTGCACTCCATTTCGCGGCGTCGTGGAACCGCTCAGGATACATCGCAGTATTCAAAGCAAGAATACTGGGATAATTACCTTTGTTGATATTCAGTCGTTCATCAAAATATCTTTGAAGGTAAACAGTCGTGTGTTTATCGAACCTCTGCTTATCTGGACTTAATTCCAAGTTTAACTTGGAGCTTTCGGTAAACATTACATCCTTCACTTCTTCCTCAGAGTTGGCATCACTTTTATAGTTGAACACCAAGTCGTCGCCTAAACCTTGGGACCCCATATTTCCTTGAAACTTACTTCCATAAGCACAAGTAAGATAGTACGACACTATCGACTCTAAGAAATTAGTTAAACCCGATCCAGACATTAGTCCATGTGGTCCTTTGACTAGTTTGTCAATCTGTGTCATGACCGGTATATTAAATACATGCTGGATGATTTTATTCCACTCTTCGTGGTAACTTGATTGGTAAAAGTCCTTCGTTATCTCGAATACTAGTTCTCCGAGCATTGAGTTAAAGTACTTATCCATAGCCGTATAATCTTGTTGTACGTAAGAAACATCACGATTGAAGAAGTTAGTTAGATCAAACTGAGCTTCAACAAAATTAAAACCTTCCCAAGCTGCAAAGAATGGTAGGTTAGTTTTACGGATATGATCCATCAACGGGTATAAATATTGCTTTTCTACAATATTTGTGCTAAATGGCGCGAGGAATATAAATCTTTCTTTCCCTCGTTGACTCCTAGAACCCAAAATCATAGGATATTCAAACCATTTGCCGGACTTTGCGTCCTCGATTGCTTTTCGTAAAACGGAAGGATCGTTACGTTTAGCAAAATCGGGAGAACCAGAGTTTGTGATTAATTTGTCATCGTACTGGTCTCTCTGAACGACTGTTTCGACTGTAAGAGGTCGTTTG